AACACTAAACATATAGGCTTGTATAACTACAAGCCTATATTTAATCCTTTCAACATGCCTAGACTCCATATAGACGGTGAAACGTATTCAAGTATAGACATTAAATCAAGTGGTTTATACAAATATGTTTCTTCGCTAGATTTTGAAATTCTCATGTTAGCTTATTGTTTTGATGATGAAAATGTCCAAATAATAGATTTAGCTAAAGGAGAAAAGTTACCGTTTAGGTTCACAGACGCTTTGATGGATCCTAACATAAAAAAATACGCTCACAATGCATCATTTGAAAGAAACATATTAAAAGCTATAGGCTATGACGTGCCTATAGATCAGTGGAGATGTACTATGGTTAAAGCTGCTTACTGCGGATTACCATTAGGCCTTGAAGCTCTTTCTAAAGCCTTAGAACTAACAGATAAAGCTAAGTTAAAAACAGGTAGAGCTCTTATAAGATATTTCTGTATGCCTAATACTAATAAGAGATCAGTTAGGCTAAGGAATTTTTGGCACCACGACGAGAAACAGTGGGAGCAATTCAAAGAATACTGCGTAGGCGATGTTATAGCAGAGAGGGAGATACACAGGCAGTTATCAGCTTATAAAATCTCTGATTTTGAACGAAAAAACTATATCTTAGATCAAATCATAAATGATAACGGTGTTCTAGTGGATATGCAATTAGCTATAATGGCTTACAGATTAGATGATCACATGTCAGGTGAGATAAGAAGCAAAATAAAAGACATAACAGGAATAGACAACCCTAACAGTCCAGCTCAAATAAAAGCATGGCTGACTATCCAAACAGGTAACGAAATAAAAAGTCTAGCTAAGGATAAGTTAAATAGCCTTATCGCTGAATGCGAACCTGGTGCTGTTAGGGACGTTTTAGAGTTAAGAGCTAAATCCTCAAAGACATCAACCAAGAAATACATATCGATGTTGAATTGCGCCTCAAGTGAAGATAACAGAGTAAGAGGTTTATTTCAATATTATGGAGCTAATAGAACCGGTAGATGGGCTGGACGTTTAGTTCAATTGCAAAATCTACCTAGAAACTACATTAAGGATATAGACGTACCTAGAAACATAATAAGAACTAAGAACATTGAAGAATCTAAACACTGCCACGACAATATACCTTCTCTACTTTCCCAATTGATAAGAACTGCTTTTATAGCACCACCAGGAACGATTCTAGGTGTAGCTGATTTTAGTGCCATTGAGGCCAGAGTTATTGCCTGGCTTGCTGATGAAAAATGGCGATTAGACGTATTCAAATCACACGGTAAAATCTATGAAGCTTCCGCTTCCATGATGTTTAATGTACCGATAGAAAGCATAGAAAAAGGATCTGAACTAAGAACAAAAGGTAAGATAGCTGAATTAGCTTTAGGTTATCAAGGATCACTTGGAGCCTTAAAAGCAATGGGTGGAGAGTCTATGGGACTTAGCGATGAGGAGATGAAACTCATAGTTAAGAAGTGGCGTACAGCCAATCCTAACATAGTTAAGTTCTGGTATTCTGTAGAAAAAGCAGCTTTGATCGCTATTAGCCAGAAAAGAAAAGTTGTTAGAAACCATGGACTAGAGTTTTACTCTGATAAATTGAACTTTATAGTTAAACTACCAAGTGGAAGAGAACTATTTTACAGGGAACCTAAGTTAGGTCAAAACAGATGGGGCAAGACAGCTGTTCAATACAAAGGTGTAGACGGTATGACTAAGCAATGGACATACATTGACACTTACGGTGGTAAACTAACTGAGAACATAGTTCAAGCTGTTGCTAGAGATATACTTGCATTTAGTATGATGTCTCTACACAATGAAGGTTATAAGATAACTATGCACATACATGATGAAGTCGTATGTGAAATACCAAATGAGCAAGAAGTGTTAGACGACATGTGCGGAATAATGTCTAGGGAAATACCATGGGCTAAGGGCTTACCTCTTAGTGCTGATGGTTTTATGTCAACATTTTATAAAAAAGATTAGTATGCATGAAAGCACTATGGATATAAGCTTGGGACGCTCGTATAAATCTAAAAAGTGGGCTAATAAAAGATGGAGCTGGATTTACATAAGAGATAAGCTACTAAAACCTCATAGAACAAGAGAAACTAAAGTTGAATATAGTCAGGCATCCAAAGACGAAAGGCAACAAATAAAAGATGTCGGTGGCTATGTTGGAGGTTTTCTAAGAGGAGGAAGACGGAAACCAGATAATGTAATGCATAGGCAAATACTAACTCTGGATTTAGATTATGCCACATTAGATGTTTGGCATGAGTTTAAGGAGTTGTTCACAAATGAAGCTATCCTGCATTCAACTCATTCACATTCTGCCAAGACTCCACGGTATAGACTTATTATGCCTTTGAATAGAGAGGTCGCACCAGATGAATATGTCGCTTTAGCTAGAAGAGTAGCAGGTGATATAAACATAGAATATTTTGACAACACTACCTTTCAGGCTAGTAGATTAATGTTTTGGCCTTCATGTTCTAAAGACGTAGAGTTTTATGTTAAACATCAAAAAGGTGAATTTCTTAATGTTGATGATGTACTGAATACCTATTTGGATTGGAAAGATTCTAGCTCTTGGCCTACATCAGAGAAGTTTATGAAGACTGTAGATTTCAATAGGCACAAGCAACAGGACCCAAGAAAGAAACTAGGAATAGTAGGTGCTTTTTGTAGGACCTATGGAGTTTCGGAGGTATTAGATGGATTGCTTAAAGATAAATACAACAGGTTAGATAAAGATAGATACACATATATAAATGGATCTACAGCAGGTGGATTGATTGTATATGACGATCTTTTTTGCTTTTCATTTCATGGTACAGATCCTATAAGCGGTAGATTATGTAATGCTTGGGATTTAGCAAGAATACACCTGTTTGGCACTATGGATCTACTTAGGAAAGATGGCAAAGAAGCTAAGAGCTACAAGGAGTTAGAAAAGTTAGTGTTAAGAGACGCTAAAGTAAAGAAGACTATAGCTAAAGATATAATAAGCAGAGCTCAATACGATTTTGATGTTGTTGAACCTGAAGTCCCGGATGAACCAGATGAACCAGATGAATGGCTATCAAGATTAGTAATAGATACTAAAGGTAGATACCTTTCATCAGCTACGAATCTAAACCTTATATTCACCAATGATCCACACTTGAAGGAAGTGTTTAAATACAACCAGTTTGATAACAAAAGATACATTTACAGAGACGTACCATGGAGAAAAGTAGCTAAACCAGAGCCTATAAAGAATGTAGACTATGCAGGTATTAGAAACTACATAGAGTCTATCTATGGTATTGTGTCTAGTAGCAAAATAGATGATTCACTAGCTCTTATATTTCAAAAGCACGCTTTCCACCCAGTTAAGAAGTACCTAGACAATATACGTTGGGACGGTGTTGAAAGAATTGATATGCTGCTTGTAGACTATTTTGGATGCTCTAACAATGAATACACAAGGCAATCCATAGTAAAAACATTGGTCGGAGCTGTTGCTAGAATATATAAGCCTGGTAGTAAGTTCGATCTGGTTTTAACCCTTGTTGGTAAACAAGGAACAGGTAAAAGTACCTTAGCTAAGAAACTAGGAAAAGATTGGTTTAGTGATTCGTTCAATACTGTTAATGGCAAAGATTCTTTTGAACAACTACAAGGAGCTTGGATAATAGAAATGGCTGAATTAGCTGGTTTAAGAAAAGCTGAAATCGAATCAGTTAAGCACTTCATATCCAAACAGGAAGATACATTCAGACCCGCTTATGCTAGAGCTACAGAAACGTTTCCTAGACAATGTGTGTTTATAGGCACTACTAATAATAAGGATTTTTTAACTGATCCTACTGGTAATAGACGTTTCATGCCTATAGACATAAATATGAGGGAAGCCTCTAAAGACATATTTGGTTTAGACGAGAAAACCGTAGATCAAATGTGGGCTGAGGCTGTTGCTAGATACAAGAGAGGTGAGAAACTATACTTGAATGAAGCTGGAAACAAGATAGCTAGAATAGAGCAAAGTAGCCATAGTGGTTATGACGAAAGAAAAGGAGTTATAGGTCAATTCCTTGATATAAAACTACCTAGGAACTGGGACAGTTTAGGTTTATACGAACGAAGAATATACTTTGATGACGAAGACAGAAAAGGTGACATTCAACGTGATATTGTATGTGTAGCTGAAATATGGTGTGAGTGTTTATGCAAAGAAAAGAATGAGATGACTAGATATAAAACCAGATCCGTAAATGATGTTATGAAATCAATGGAAGGTTGGACATTAATTAACAGCGTAAAGAAGTTTAGTCTTTACGGCACACAACGTTATTTTGTTAGAATCTAGAGTAGAAAGCTACCTAAGAAAGAAAGTCAAAGAAATTGGAGGTAGGTGCATTAAGCTTAGTGCTGAATTTGAAGGTGGAATACCTGATAGAATGTGCTTATTTCCTACTGGTTTAGTTATATTCGTGGAAGTAAAAGCTCCAGGTGAAAAGCCTAGAAAGCTACAACTCGTATATCATAGGAAACTACGCTATATGGGATTTGATGTTAGGGTGATTGATAACCACGATACAATAAAAAAATTCATAGATGAAGTCAAAGAAATTATTGCACGAGTATCAAGTAAATAATGTCAAGCATATTTTAGATAACCCTAGTTGCGGTTTGATCCTAGACATGGGATTAGGCAAAACTGTTATAACTCTAACAGCAATTCAACAACTCATGTATGAGGAGTTAGATATATCTAGGGTTTTAGTTGTAGCTCCTAAGAGAGTTGCAGAGAATGTTTGGTCTGATGAAATAGCAGAGTGGGAACATTTAAATCACCTTACTTATACTATTATCACAGGTACAGCTAATCAGAGAAAAGAAGCTCTAACTAAGAAATCAGATATATACTTAATAGGTAGAGATAACATTGCTTGGTTGTGTAGTCAATATGGTGGACTGTATTTGCCTTTTGACATGATTGTAATGGATGAGAGTAGTAGCTTTAAAAACCCTAAATCTATAAGGTTCAAAGCTTTAAAAAAGACAATCAGTTCATTCTCTAGGCGGGTTATATTGACGGGTACCCCATCCCCAAATGGTCTGTTGGACCTATGGAGCCAACTATACCTGTTAGATAAAGGCGAAAGGTTAGAAAAGACAATAAGTGATTACAGGCGGATATATTTTGAGCCTAATAAGCGTAACCAGCAAGTTATATTTTCTTACAAACTTAAGAAAGGAGCTGAGAAGATTATATCCAGTAAGATAAAAGATATATGTATAAGCATGCGTAAGGAAGACTACTTGAAACTACCTGATAGGATAGACAATTTTATAGATGTTAAAATGGATTTAGAGACACAGAGAAAGTATGACGAGTTTGAGAAAGAGCAAGTATTAGAGTTCTTCGGCAAAGATGAAAACGGAGATGATAAAGTTATAACAGCTATTAATGCGGCTGCTCTATCCAATAAACTTTTACAATATGCTAACGGAGCTGTATACGACGAGAATAAAGATTGGCACGCTGTTCATGACATGAAGTTAAAAGCTGTAGAAGAGATCATAGAGCAGAACAACGGAAAGCCTATTCTTATTGCGTGGACGTATAGGCATGATATGTACAGACTACACGAGAGATTGAAGAAATACAAGCCTAGAGATTTAAAAGAGACAAAAGACATTAAAGATTGGAATGACGGAAAAATACAAGTTCTTATGATGCATCCAGCTTCAGGTGGCCATGGTCTTAATCTCCAGAAAGGAGGTAGTACTATAATATGGTTCGGACAAACATGGTCACTTGAGCTGTATCAGCAGTTAAATGCTAGGCTTCATAGGCAAGGTCAAAAAGATATAACTATAGTTCACCATCTTATAGCTGTTAGGACGATAGACATGGCTGTAAGAAATGCCATAACTAAAAAGTCTAGATCACAAGATGGATTAATTAATGCTGTAAAAGCTAGAATACAAAAGTATGCGGAATTTAGATAAACGCTATATGGAAATAGCTGAAATTTGGAGCCTCAATTCTTATGCTAAGAAATTGAAAGTAGGAGCTATAATAGTTAAAGACGGTTCTATAATATCTGACGGTTACAATGGTACTCCTTCAGGTTTTGATAACACATGTGAAGATTTTGAAGGTAATACCTATGCTCATGTTTTACACGCAGAAGCTAATGCTATAACCAAATTAGCTAAATCTACTAGATGTTCTGCAGGAGCTACTATTTATACCTTAGTGGTTCCATGTATTCAATGTGCTAAACTTATAATCCAATCCGGTATAATTAGAGTTGTATACAGAAAAGAGTATAGAAGCTCAGAAGGAGTTAAACTTCTAATTAAAGCTGGGGTAACATTAACTAAAATATGAAGTCATTTAAATTTGCGGGTCACAACTGTGTATTAGCTGAAGACCAAGAAGACTATGAAAGTTTATATATTTTCAAGCATAGAAACAACATATCGGTTCCATATAGCATGTGTTTTGAATTGACTGATAATGAATTAGCTCAACTCTATGAAACGTCAGGTATTACAGTTACGCAGTTAACCTTCAATGAAGATCTACAGCCTGTTACAATAGGCTTGATGGGACTTGAGGCTTGCGCTAGTGCAGGTGGAGTTGCTTTTGGTGAGCGTATAGATAGAACCAATCCAGTAACTTGGATCTTTAATTTAGATAAAAAGCAACTCAAAGAAATATTTAGAACTAAAAAGCTGTGGGTCAATCAGTATACAGCAGGTAAGGTGTTCTTACCTATTTCAGTTAACATAAAAAATTAAATCATGAAAGAACCTATTGCAGTATTATCTCCTAACATAAGAACATATTGGGAGTTTTTAAGGAATGAAGGCTTAAATAGAAAAACGCAAACAGACTATAGGTTAGTGAGAAATACTAACGACATAGAAGGTTATTACTTTAGTGCTATATTGAAATTACATGATTGGTATAAACTAGATAATGTCCATTTACTCATCGCTATACTTGAGGATAGAATCAAGTTAGCTAAAAAACTAAGAAGATGACTATTAAACTAAATAATAAAGAAGGATTTAGAATTTTTAAAGTAACTTTGCCTAAGTACACTATAATGGCAAAGTTATCTTTTATTGACAATGCTTTATACTCGAAGCATAAAAGCTATATAAATGAATATCTTAAAAGAAGCCAACCGTATTGTTAACGAACGGTCTGAAGAGAAGAAACGCCAGTATGGATCCTTCTCAGATAGCATGGATAGTATGCGAGACATATTTAATGCTATGACTGGCTATAAATTAACAACTGAAGATATGTTTATGGCTATGTTAGCCTTAAAGCTATCTAGGCAGAAGCACAGTCACAAAGAAGATAATCTCCTAGATGCTGTAGCATACATGGGAGCTTTAAATAACTATGCTAATAAAAAATGATTTATCAATTCAAACTGTACGTTGATATGCTTAGTAACATTAAATACCGAAAATGCTTTAGAACCTGTTATGATTGTAACCGCAATTGGCAAGAAAGCAAATCTATCTATACTCACTTAATCTATATTGATGGGAACGAGAATAGATTGATTTGTGATGATTGCGCAGAGGCTAGACACTAAATAAAATAAGGCTAGTAGGAAGCACAACCTACTAGCCTATTTTCAATTAAACACGAAGACTATGATTCTTTTTTCGCTGTTAGTTTAACTCCGCCTTTGAATAGGTCAAAAATCCCCATAGCTGTTAAAACTGATAGAGCAGCTGTTATCCCACCGGCTAGTCCCCAATATACAAATATAGCTATAATAGCAATTCCACCTGCTAGGACTACAAATACAAAGTTATTTACTTTCTTATCTATCTTGAAAGCTTTGGCAATGAACCCCCATAGCATTGTTAATAAAGCTATAAGGCCATTGTACCAATTCAAAATTAGATCTAAATCAGGCTTTTCGCCATCGAATACGTCTCCGTTTGGTACATCTATCTGAACAGATGTCTCAGTAGTAGGTGCTTCGCTATCTGCCACTGATTGTGAAAAAGCTGTGCATGAGAATATGCTCAAGCACGTGAATAATATTAAATTCTTTAGGAACTTCATGTTTATGAATTTTAATGTGAATAAATAATTAATTCTAATATACATAACAATAGACCTAAGGGGTCCAATTAAATTTTCCATAGGAATACATGGAATTAAAAAAAGGATTCCTTAGAACGCGAATAAAAGTCCACTATTAGGTACAAATAGTCGGTACCACTAGGGTTACTAGGAATGTGCTTCTCAAAAGCTTTGTAGCTGGATGTTTCTCCAACTTTGTGCTTTGTATTTTTCTCTGCATCAACCATTGTGCCTGATAAAACATTACATGTTTTAAAACAATCATGCCAATGAATGTTAAAGGATTTCAATGGAGGAACTATAGTTAAAAACCTACAATGCGTATTGCTGTGTAGAATATTAACGTTTACTACTCCTTCTATACTCCTAGTCTCATCTAAAGGCCAAGACTTAATCTTTTCAAATGAGATGAAATTATCCCATTTTAAGCTCAATATGAGATTTATGTCAGAGATTATTACTAAAGCATCTTTAATATTGCACATTGTTTAGCTTTTTAATTTTTTCGTAGCATTCTGGACAATGTTCTTTAAGCTGTTCCAATAGAGAATTTTGCTCTGCTATTGTCTGAGCATTCTGTATATCCTTTGGAACTTTCTCTATGATAAGCTTTTTTAACCTTTCTAACTCTTGGTAAAGCATAGCAGTGGATTTATTTTGGTCTCTTTTCCATTTTAAGTATGTCCCAACAAATCCCCCTAAACCCGTAATAATTACGGCGATTGCCTCCCAACTTTCTTTGATTGTTTGGATAACCTGTTGCATGGATTTATAATTTTGTAGATAGATAATAAAAGGTTTTTACTTTTTGCGCCGTAGTTTTACACGTGGTATAAATATGCTCGAATTGATGCTTTTTACATCGTAGTTGCTCGAATTGAATACCCTCGGATTAAGTGGGTTTTGATTCAAATTTATTTTATATTCAATATCGCCTATGTCCAGTTTTTTTATAGTTAGACCTCTTTCTGAATTAATCGAAATATTGTATTTCCTTGCGGCGTTGGCTGGTGTTATATCTTCTTTTATTCGCACGTTGCCCCCTGCTGTCTGGTCAATCACTACGTCAAAAGTATCTACTGTTTCAACAAAAAACTTGTATTCGCCAAGCCATTTGTTAAGGTGCTTTGCTTCTGCAAAATCTGAATAGCTAGTATCTGGATTGATTTTCTCGGGTAATTTCACTAATGTTTTTAGGCTCTTTTTTGCTCTTTCAAGTTCCTGTTCTAATTGCGAAATATTCAAATATTCGTTACCAATTAGCCTAAATAATTTATTTAGCGTTCTGGCAGAATCTTTGCCCGTTGCCTCCTGGTCCTCGGCTGGTTGTAAATCTTCACTTTGACTAATAATAAATAACGTTGTATCTACGGGGTCTTTTACCAGCTCGTAATTTTGTGCGCTAAGACTTACTAAAATGAGTATGAATATATTTAAGAATAATAGCTTTTTCATGTTTATAAGTTTTTAATTTTAATGATTTATGATTTAACGACTTTTTTTTAATAACCTTTTTACTTCTTTTTGCAAAGCTTCAATCTGTATCTGCTGTCCTTTCATAGCTTCTATCAATAGAGCTACTACTTTATCGTAGTGTACTCCTTTATAGCCATCAACTGGATTAGTAAAAACTAACTCAGGAACTACTTTTTCTACCTCTTGTGCAATTAATCCTATTTGTCTACTCGCATCGTTGCTGTCTTTCCAACTATACTTTACACCTCTTAGGCGTTGTACCTTTTTGATTGGAGACTTGATTCTAGTTATGTTCTTTTTCAATCTTATGTCAGAAGTATTTGTAGTCAATGTTCCGTCACTTTCATAGTGCAAAGCCCCCGAACTTGTTCCCGAACCTATCGACCTAAATCGGGCGTTCCCGTTAACGTCTAGCTTTTCGCTTGGTGCGTCCGTTCCTATTCCCGTGTCACCGTCTGCCATGCAAATTAATCTAGTTACTCCGCCCGTCACTAGCCCGACTTCATCTGCGTCATATCGAACTAGACCAGTATCGCCATCCTGTAAAAAAGAATAGGCGGGGTTATTGTCTGCCGTCCCTCTTAAAGAAAATTGATACATTGCAAAACGGGCGCCTTGGGTAGATACTCCTACCCATCCAGCTACTTTGTTAGTATCATTTCTATAATAAGATAACTCCCTATTACCTCCCCACTCCATTTTCCAAGTCTCGTTGGATAGGTCACTTGAGCCAAACCCTATTCCGTTTCCTGCTGTTGGTAGACTAATACCCTCCCCACTTTTTACGATTAAATCCCCATTTACCGTTATTTCATCCGTAGCAAAATCACCCCCTATCAAGGGCGTTGAGGTACTAGAATTGTCTATATATAGCTTGTCGCTGCCTGTCTCGTTATACCCTGCTTGGTGTCCTATAAATACATTATCGCTACCTGTTATATTACTATACCCTGCTTGTCTGCCGAAAAATGTATTTTTTTCGCCTGTCGTGTTCGCTATGCCTGTATTTTTCCCTATAAAAGTATTGTAGTTTCCGCTTGTTATTGCCGTTCCTGCCAATACGCCAAAAACGGTATTATCTGATAATTCATTATTCCCTTTGCCTATGTCGATGCTGCTTATTAAGGCATCACCGTTTACGTCTAGTTTTGCGAATGGTGTTGTTGTGCCTATGCCTACATTACCCAAAGTATATAGATTACTGCCGCTTTCTAACCATTGCCCTAATTCCGATAAATTTCTCCATTTTGTGCCCGTAATAGTTGAAGTCAATATTTGTCCAATAGAACCTGTTGAAACAAAACTATCATAAAACCCTCCTGTTAGTCTAAAGTCGCCTTGAATATGAAAATCAGTTGTGGGGGAGAGTGTATTAACGCCAAAATTGCCTAAACTATGATTGAAAAATAAATAAGAATTGATTGGAGTTGCTCCTGCTCCTTGCACCCTTGTTGCAATAGCAAAATTTTGCTCGCTATCTCCTATTACAATTCCATCAATTGCACTTGAACGCTGGAAACGCATTCGTGAACCATTGTCTTTAATCTCAAAAGCTGTAGCTGGTGCTCCGCCTATTCCGACCTTGCCCGTATTGAAATAAATATTATTACCTGCTAGTGTCCACTTTGAAGGACTAGACAAATCTACCCAAGCCGTTCCGTTGTACCCTTCAAATACGTTACTCAAATATCGAATAGTTCCTGCATTACTATTAGCAGTTGTTCCTAGGTTTATAGCTCCATTGACAGTCAGCTTTTCGGTTGGACTAGAACCACCTATGTGGACATCACCACTGATGACTTTTAATTGAGCATAAGATGTTTGCCATAAGGCAAATAGCAGAAAAACTAAAATTATATTTTTCATGTTAATTGGATTTATAGACTTGCCAATAATAAGCTGAACCTGAGCCTAATTTCATACAAATTACAGTTGTAGGGCTGTGATCATTTATTTGGACGCTTCCAACAGCTCCCTTATGCATTATGTATATATTAGCAAAATCACTATTTATTTGATATGTACCATTTCCATCAGATGTAATGTAAACCTTTTTACCTCTTAGCGCACTAGTAGCTTCTGGGAAAAATATTTGACTTGATCCTCCTACTGAACTAAAAACAGATACATGCAATTCATTTAATCCTGTCAAAGAGGCTAATGAAGGGTCTGCTCCATTCTGAACATCTTGATAACCTATAGTTATTACACCTGCTGGTCCTTGTGGACCTTCTGGACCTTCTGGACCTTCTGGACCTTGCGGACCTTCTGGACCTTCTGGACCTTCTGGACCTTGCGGACCTTGCTGACCTGGTGCTCCTACATTACTATTTATATTAGATAGTGCTGTATTCAAATCGTTATTTCCTGCCGTGGTGGGGTCTGTAACGGTTACATCTGTACCTAAGATTTTTTCAAATTCGACTTGTCCAAATGTAGTTATATTTTTCATAAATCCGCCCACATTCGTACCACTGGCTGGCTGAATATTTACTGTACCGCCTTCCCCATCTATTAAAATACTGCCTCCTGCTGTTGCTGCAATTCCTATATCTTTTGCTTGCACCGTGAATGCGCTACCTGTACCACTAGAAGCAAACCAAAGCCCTTTATTATAGTAACTATATATTCTAGTACTTCCATTTGCGCCCGTTTGTGTTTGGTTGGCGCTTGCTAAGTTGTTTATAGTAGGCTTATTTGTTAAATCTGTATAACTACCAGAAAACAGACTAGGCTTGTTCAAAACCAAGGCATCCCCTGTAGTGGCATCCCAATCCGCATTTACATTGACCTCCGCACCTGTGGCAATTCCCGCCAATTTTGTAGCATCCGCACTTGGATAGGTATTCTTTGCCGTGTTCGCCGTTATTGCGCTTGCTTGTCCTGCTGTGATTGTCGTAGGCTTTCCTGAAACATTTGCCCATGTAGGGGCTATAACAGCATTAAATTCTGTTAATGAAATTTTCTTTTCTTCTGTAGCATCAGCATACACAAAATAAGAGGTACTTATAGGAGTGTCATCCGTGGGCAATTCTGCAAAATTCAAATAAAGTTCTGTATTTATTGCCTCTAAATCTAAACCTAATCCAGTTGTAATAAGATTGTTTATTGTAGGCTTATTTATTAAGTCTGTATAACTACCAGAAAACAGACTAGGTAAATTTGAAAGTGAATTATAGTTACCATCAAACAGACTAGGTAAATTTGAAAGTGAATTATAGTTACCATCAAACAAACTAGGTTTATTTAATATAAGAGCATCACCTGAAACTGCATTCCAATCACTCTGTACATTGACTTCAGCTCCTGCTGCTATTCCTGAGAGTTTAGAGGCATCAGCACTAGGGTATGTGACCTTAGCAGTATTAGCTGTTATGGCACTCGCCTGAGCTTCACTGATTGTCGTTGGTTTACCTGTTAAACTAGAATATACCCCATCAAAGTCATCACTAACATCTTTATCCCATCCGCTAAAAGCTGTTTCACTTCCACTTATATCAGCGTCTGTATAGTGGTCTAAATCTGTTATATTAGCTTCCGTATGTGTATGACTTGATTCTGAGAAACCTGTTAAAGTAGTTGTGTTACCTCCTGATATTGTGAGTTGATTAAGCACAGCATCCCAACTGACTAACTGGCCATCTGTATTATCTAGATAGTAAGTGCCTGTTTGTCCATCTAGGAAATCAGCATCTAAAGTACTACCTGTTCCGTCTGCAGCTAATACATCAGCGAAAGTGAAGTGAGTGAGATCTGTTATTTCACTTTCAATGTGTGTATGGCTTGACGGAGCAAAGGTAGCTGGTTTACCTGTTATGTTAGCCCACTCCCTTAAAGATGAAAGGCTAACAGTATTTCCTCTTAAGATAGTAAGGTCTGGAAACACAAAACTTAGTGTTTGGTTATCACTGATATTTGCTTCTATTGTGTCTAACCTTTCTTCATGACTATCGATTGAATCTCTAAATACATCTAGAGTATCAGCTATAAAACCTAGAGTGTCTAATACAGCATTTCCAGTATTTAGTTTAAAGAATCTTAGATCTAAGGTAGTCGAATCAGAATTAATAATCGTACTCAATCCGTCTGTTTGAATATCAACGCCCCAGCCTTTTTTATAATATAGTTGACCACCTGAACCGGATAACATAAAAATGGTTCCTGTAGTATCTCCACCTTGTGTAAGCATAGGCGATATGGCAACCATCTGGTTTTGAGTAACTATAGAGTCTAGTCCCACACCTGAAGTGTCAACTAACTCTGATAGTAGAGCAGGAGAAAACCTACCTCCCATATCGGCTGAATACAAAACATACCCTTGATTAGGAGCTGGCTTAATCAAATAGTAGTTCATACCTTCATTCTGTGCTGAAAGCATAAAGCAAAATAAACTGAAAAATATAATTAGTTTAATACGCATCCTGTATCATTTATTTCTAAGATAGCATCATTTTCTAAGATAAAGCCATCGGTTAATTCTACATAATTATTTGCTGAATATAAAACAGTATTTCCGTTCAGAATGTTTTGACTACTGCTTATGTAGTCACTAGCATAATATAGCTTATTCGCATTAAGCGTACCTGTTAAAACTCTAAACTCAGTACAAAAGCATAGTGGATCATCTATACCTAGTGTAACCATTAAAAAATCCGTAGACTCATCACACGTACCTCCAATCAATGTTACTTTTACATCCACATTATTTACTATCTGATCTGCATAACTATAGATAGGAAAATGAAAGCTATTTACATTACCTGGATTTGAAAAAGATTGATACATTCTAAAGTACTGTGTTTGAAAGTCGTAGTCTAAACCTGTAGCTTCTACCTTCACACTATCTGCTATTCCAGTAGTACCTACAAAAACAGGTATAATATATTGGTATTCACCTATCACACAGTCTTTAATACCTATACTGTCTACTGAGCATGGTACCTGAGCTGATAAGTTAACAGCATACAAAAACATAAAAGCTATAAATATTTTTCTCATAATCTTAAATTTACTCTTACAAATTCATATAGCAAATCAATCACAAATGTTATCCGTCTTCTATCTCCAGCACCATCTAATCCTATTGTATAGTCTCTCAAGTAAGAGCACGAAAAGCCATCTCTAATGACCTCTAATTCGTTTTCTATGTTGGTGGTAGGTAGATCAAAAGAAACGTCTATATAACTCCCAGAGGACGCCGTAAGGGTGTCTACCGAAATTATAGCGTCACCTAACCGTATTCTACCTGTAGTCTTTCTATGGTAATAAACACTAATGCTATCGTTCTCAAACTTTATAGAATCTATAGACCGGTCCAATAAAAAATGCAACGAATCAGCCATTCGTTTATAGTTCTGACTTTCAATTGAACTCTTCACAACTGGACTTATACCGTCTTTGTTTTGTGGAACTACAGCTATAAAGCCTTCTTCAAAGTTTTTACTTATTTGGCTTATACCTAATGGAGCGAAGTTATTACCTCCTTCCAATTTTGTCACTGTAACATTTAAGCTAGTAAAAGTATAACTGTGTATAGTATCAATAACATAGTTATTATATGAAGCATCAGTCAACACATAATCTACTTGCGTGTTTATAGGCAGAAAGTTATTATTGGTTTGATCAACAAACTTTATTAAATTTCCTGTATAGGTAGAATCAGCTAACAAAGTGAAACCTTGGCAATCTACCTTAGCTCTAAACTGTCCATAGGAGTTGAAAGCTAATAAAGCTAAAACTAATATAAATACAACTCTTTTCATGTTTAATACGTTATAATCATTTTAAATCCCTCTGTTCCAAAACCTGTTAGGTTTGAAGCTCTCATCTGAACAGTAGTAGATGATGTAGCTTCTTGAAATAAAGATACTTGAAATTGTGCTTTTAAATCACTAATCACTTCTCCGTTACCTGCATTTATAAATTGTATGTTTCCAAATATAGCATTGAGTTCAGACAACGTAGGACTAGCATTAGATAACACTACGTTGATTTGCATGTCTCCACTACCATCCCATATATTATCGTTACTACCTCCTCCGAACCTCCAACTTTTAATATTAGTACTATCTATGTCAAACGTCATAGTATATATGCCTAGGTTACCAGAGTATGTTGGAGCTTTGCCTGTATACTTAACAAAAGCATCTGTACCTGTAGCATTGACTATCAATTCATTCTTAATATCGATAGCATTATTAGTTATGTTGGATATAGCATCGTCTGTTTCTACTATCCTGTCTGTTAAGTTAACTATTTGTAGATCAGTAAAATCTGATGTATTAATCAGAGCCGTAGTAGTATCTATTATAGCGATCCTAGCTGTCTCATCGGCCATTATAGTATTCGTTATGGTTCCTACATCTACCTGAGTTAATCTATCGAAGTCTATACCTATTACGCCTGATGAATCAAAAAGTATAGGACTACTTACCACAGAGATTGAAGTTTCAGATCCTGTTATCCATTGGTTTCCAGTCCATCTATATAACCTACCGGTAGTGGTGTCGTATTGACCTATGTAAGAATCGTCTATAGGTGCTCCACTAGGAACTCCATCAGCATATTTTATTTTGCCATATCGTTCCCACTTAGCTCCAGTTCTATTCCATAAGTATAAAACTCTAGCTGGCATATTGACTGCTATCTCAGAGCCAAAAGACTCATCTGGTACGATACCAGGTTTAGCTGTGAAGTAATAGATACCAACGCCTTTATCAATTGAAGAATCAGTAGTTTGGCAATATACATTAGAGTAAGCAACCAAAAATAAAAGTAATATATAGTTTTTCATGTTAAACGTATTACAGCTGTGCCATAAGGAACAGCTCTTTCATGGGAAAATCCAGTATAATAGATACCATCTACAGCTATACCTCCAGCTGTAGCATCGACATCAGTATTATATGTCAATGTAGGGTTTAGTTTTCTAACAGCATTCTTAGGTAAAGCATATTGGTTACCAACCACAACTGCATAGCAGCTATCTTCTGTTAACTGAGCACTAGCTTCAGTATCATTATAAAATGACTGAGTTGCATCAAGTTGAATAACTATTCCAGACTGAGAAGTTATAGCAAAGTATTCATCTGCGACTACACCTCCAGTACCTGCTGCCGCATGGTCAGTATACCTACCTTCTATAGCTGTTGGACAAGAAGTAAGCACAGTAACTTGAGCATAGGTTAAATCTTCTAAACCTCTAGAGTTTTCAACTATAACAGAATCAGTTTTAAATTCTATAGTTAAACTAGCTATGTTTCCATTACCTTGCCAGCTTGGATCATTCATTATAAACTCATCTACTTTGTGAGTTTGGCCTTTGTAGGTTATTTCAACAAAATGATGTATTCTTATAAGCCTCATAAAATCAACTAAATACTCAGGAGTAAGCATTATAAACTTATGTAGCTTATAACTTATCTGCTGAATAGGGAAGTTTCTTCCATCTCGCTTCTGTACCTCTTCTTCGTAAGGATAAGTCGGTTGACCTACATCAGATTGAATGTATATAGTTGACTTGTATGGAGCTCTGTATCTAATCAATCCACCTTCATAGTTGATGTTATCTCCATGCCAAGCTTCTATCTTAATTAAATCATCTACTGAATCCCTCCAAGCAAATACCTCAGAGTAGTAAGTAACAGCACTTACAGTAAAATAGAAATAGTATCTACCTATTCCTAATGAAGCTGAAAGAGCTGCTGTAGCATTGTAAACAACTAAACTGTAGTTTTCAAAAGCTATAACTTGTAGCCCGCTAGCATTAATGTTAGATAGAATATCAGTTTCAGTACCATCATCTAATTTAACTACCTTGAAAACAGTTACACTGCCGCCTACAGTCACTGGAAACTGAAAAGGCAAAATGTTGTCTTTCAATACAGGAATAGGAGCTATATCTCCATACGAGTATGAAAGCCTATGATTCTGTAAAGACAGAGAATCATATATAGCTACAGGGTTATAGTTAACTCTCGGTGTCATGTCGTATAGTTGTTTTAATGTGTTTGCTACTCAAGTTAGTTTCTATCTTATCTATTTTGCCGGTACCCAACGATGTTCTTATCAACTTTATAGGATCTATGTTAGCAAGCGATGGGAATGAAACTTCCTGAATCTTATTTCTTTGGACAGTAGTCGCTGTAGTAACAGCCTCATTAACCTTAATGTTCGCGGCTGGTAAATTATACTTGTGGAACTTATCAACTAAGTATACTAGTGATAGTTGACCATTTTGCATAAGCCAATATTCTTCAGCATTTTTAACTATATTGAAAAAAGCTACTTTATTTGTAGTTATATCCACGCCCAATAAAGTAAAACCATCATTTGATATTTCACCTGATATAGCTTGCATGTAGTCTAAATCGCTAGTAAACACACCTATGTTATTCTCCTTTATGTTGCCTTTTTCCACGAATGCACTCATCACATCTATTGGATAACCATCAAAAGGCTCTGATACTTTATGTTGCCATTTGAACCTTATTTGTTCAGGCATTTCGGCTTTATCATATTCCCATTCTTCAGTACTATAACTCCATACCAATTCATTTGCTGGTTGCACTAGTGTTGTAAGGTCTGTTCCTACTGTAGCTGTTGTATAACTACCTCCATTCTCGAAATATAATGAGTGTTCAATTATTAATTTGTTGTCCTCGTTTATAATCCAATCGAGGTTATAAACATTCTTAAGCATAGTTAATACGTCACCTAACTTAATATTAGCTTTAGAAGTTGGAGTGTCATAGTTTCCAGCTAATATATTACTGTTAGGTGTTAAGGTCAGTGTAGGCTCTACTATTCCAGAAATAGGATTGACTAAACCATATAGGAACTGTGAGTGAGCTGAATTACCTAAGAACGTAGTTCCAGTTTCTAACTCCTCTAAAAGAGTATATAGAACATCACTCAGCTTATATGTAGTTCTATCTGTATATTCAACAGCTAAAGATTGTTGTTTAGCTACTAGGTCACTGTTTAAACTAAACCATATAGCGAACTCGCTCCAAGTCGATTTTAGAATTGGAGTAGCTCTACCATAAGTAACATCATCATAAGCTGGAAAATATAAATCAGGATTCTGAATGCTATTTTTGTCAAACTGACCAAAAGAGCTATTAGTTGTTTGGCTAGTGTCATTTAATGTAAAATCAGTTGTAACTAATGAAGCTACATGAGTATAACCAAATTCTGATATGTCTACTGCAGGTATAACTTGATTACCACTTGAAACATCTGTTAGTATTCTAGCATAAGCTGAAACTCTAAAAGCTCTAACTTGTTCAGTTATATCAGCTACATTAAAGAACGTTCTATTGTAGTCAGAATGTTGTGGAAAACCAAACAATCCTGTGTCCAGCCCACCACCAGTGAAAACATTTAAACCGGATGAATTTTTGCGCACATACCATATACTACGTATAACTGTATCTTGTATTATGGTATAAACTCCATCCTCTCTCACTTTAGTGACTCCATTGTATATACCTGAAATGTCTTCAGCTAGTGAAGCTTCTGAACCTGTTATGATTATCTTGTCGAAAGACTTAGTGAATAAATAATCATTAGTTAATGTAGCATCACTCTCAGTAGGTGTAACTTCTGACTCCCACACAACTCCACCTAGTATGTTTTGTATAAGCGAAGAGCCAGGTAAATATATCTGGATTAAAGGTTGCTTGGAATAACTCACTTTAGTTGTCAGTGGTCTATGCTTAAGAATGTTAATTTCCTTGTCTAAGCTATTTAATACATTCTTATACACGTCTTCTACTTGAGCTTTTACTATTACTTTTTTGGTTTTAGTGGTTTTAGTAAACTTGCAATCAGTCTTGTAGAAAAAACCTATCCAAGGATCACCTATGTTAGATCCTGAATAAATTCCTACTTCTTGTACAGATAGATCGAACTTAGTCTCAAAAGGAGCATTGTCTATGAACCAAAAACCCTCAGCTATAAATACTAAATCAGCATTAAGACTACGTCTATAGAAAACATATTCAGACTCTTTGTCATAATTAAATAGATTAGAGCTATCATACCCTCGTTGAGTAGTATAAGACTCTGAATCATATGATATTGTAATATTATACTTAGCCATGGACTCTTTGAGTTACATTGTTTCTAGTTATTACTGGTGTTCCGTCTTTCTCGTTGTAAGAACTATTCTTACTATTCTCTAGTAATTGCATTAAGTAATACTCCATTTTAGCATTATCAGATATATTATTGACTTGTACACTTATTCTTTTAGCTATAACTTGCTGTCTATCCATTACATTATGTAGCTGTAGATTATTAGCAGACTCTACAAGTTGAGGTATAATATCACCATATTTGTTAACAGCTTTTTTATTAAATATAGCTATACCTTCATCTTTCTCAGCGAATGCTGGTTTCCCCTCACTTTCAAAACCTAAGTATGTGTCCTTTCCACTTGCATGCGATCCACCTCCAAGCTTTTCATAACCACCAGTACTAAACTTCTTTTTAGATAGTTGAGCAGCTTTTAATTTAACTGCTGCAAAAGTACCAAACATAAGTGCTATTGCTGGTATAGCAAAAGGAAATCCTAGCTGATACCATATTTTAGCTGCAGCTCCTACTAGGTTTCCAGCTTCTTGCACAGCTTGAGCAGCTAGTTGTTGCTTCTGAGCCTTTTCCTGTTCTTTTAATGCTTTTTTCTGGGTATCTTTAGCTAAATCTAAATCTCTTGTAGCAGATTCTACACTATGAGCATAGCCTGCATTCCTATTAGCTATCTCATTTTTAAGAGCTGTTTCCTTAGATCTCACTTCATTAGCAGAGTTGGTTACCTCTTGATCAGCTATTTTCTTTCTAAAACTAGCTAAAGAGGTTAATTGTTTCTTCACAAAGCTAAAAGTAGTCTGTAATCCTTTGATTTCATCTTCATCTAAACCTAGCTTAAAACCAATAGCTGCAAATAGCCCTTCATCCTTTACATCATCTTCAAATGTAGAAGTTACAGCCTTTTTTAATTCATCTGCTCTAGCTTCATTCTTAGCTAGGAATGATTCAGGTATGCTTTTAGCTAATTCTTCTTCTAAAGGTGATTGTACTGAAAACTTTAAACCTTTTCTTATTTGCTCTTCGAGTATATCGAAACCATCTTTAATCTTATCATTTTCAGCAAATAACAATTCATCTAACTTACGAGCTAAGGTTATATCAGCCACTTGCACTGTTGGAGAGAAGTCCACTTTGACATCCATCTTGAAGTCTCTGTTGAACTCAGCTAGTTTAGCTTTCATGTCATCTATCTTGCGTATTGTCTTGTCGTACTCCAATCTGGCTTCTGCTGCTTTACCTCCAAGGATAGCTTGACCTTCAGCTGCTAGGTCTTTCATTTTAGTTATCTGCTTTTCAGCAGCTTCTAATTGCTTATCAGTCTTTCCTTTATCGTCGTCATCGTCATCGTCATCGTCATCAGTTATAGTACTAATTGGTATTATATTTTTTGGATCTGCTAAGATACCTAAAGCAGCTATTTCTTCCTCTATCTGATTTTTCCTCTCTTGGAAATTCTTTGCTCTTTGTATTTGTAGCCTGTTTTCTAATAAGAATATATTGCCTCCACTTTTTATTGCAGCTGTTGCATAGTCTAGAAGAGAAGTTTCTGATTCCTCCCATAGTTTGTCTGTGTCTAAAAGTTCCTGCTCCAGTTGAATTATACGATTAATAGCAGCTTGAGCCTTAGCAGCCACTAGGATAGAAGCACTATAACTTTTTAAAGCATCATCAATATCAGTTATCTTGCTTTTTTCTGTGTCTAAAGCACCAAAATAATCTTTATTTATCTTCTTTAGCTCTTTGAGAGCTTTTACTTTATCTTCTCTTTCAGCATTCTCATCCTTAAGAACTTCTACTAGAGCTTCAGTCTTTAGCTTAGCGGCCACTATACTCTGCTCAGCTTGTACAGAGATATTTTTTAAACTTTCTTTTGTTTTATCTACTCTTTCTTCAAATAAGACTAAACCAGATATAATAGTCGCTAATACTGTTGCCACTAAGGCATAAGGATTATTTTTTAAAACTAGGTTGAATGCAGCTTGAGCTCTTGCAGCTGCTCCTGTAGCTGCAGCTAATAAACCTTTACTTGCTATATCAGCTATAGTCGCTCCTATAGATAACCTCTGTGCTACATTAGTGATTAATAAAGCTGCGTGCCATGATACAAAAGCTGAAGCAACTAAAGCTACTCCTTTAGTAAGATTAACAATAGTGCTGAAATTACTCCTGATAAAAACTAAACCTTCTCTAAGTGAATCAAATACTCTCTTTATTGCATCGCTACCTTCTAGAAATTCTACAAACAATACCCATTCTCTATTCAATCTGTTTTGTGCTGCTGTTAAGGTATCTACTGTTTTAACGTCTGTTATATTATATGCTTTTTCAAGTTCTCTAGCGAATGCAGGTAAAGTTTCTGCACTTATAACCTCTCCTTTCTTAAGCATGTCTGATAAGGTCATTACACTCACTCCCATACTCTTAGCAAATATATCCAAAGCACCTGGCATTCTTTCACCTAATTGTAGTCTTAATTCCTCTGAACTAATCTTACCTTTGGAAATCATCTGCTCTAAGGCTAAGAACACACCTTTGTTTTCTGAAGTTGATAAACCTAATACAGCTGATGCCTTAGCGAAACTAGTAAATATCTTATCTGATTCTTCTATTGTTAAGTTAGTGGATTTTATAGCAGCTCTATACTTTAAATAGGCTTTAGACGTAGATATATAATCTAAACCTAAATCAGTTGTAATGTCCTTTATGAATTGCTGAGATCTTACAAGCTCAGCACTAGTATCGATAACTTGATTATAAGCAAAATTTAATGAATCTATACTTTTAGTGTTTCTAAACACGCTATTAGCGAGTCTCATCACCGTAGTTATAGATAGATAAGTTAACACTAAATTCTTAAGTGATCCCCAAAGCCTAGAAGCAGATGTATTCTGTTCTATCATACTAAGCCTATTACGACCAAACTGATCATCCAGTCGTCTCAATTCATTCTTCATTCTTTGAGTGACGTGGATTAATCTCTGGCCTTCAGCTGTATTGTCTCTAGTACCTTGGCTAAGAGCTTTAAGCCTTTGTATATTACTGTCGTATGTAGCTTTTAATCTATTATAACTAGTAGCTGTTGAATTAACTATAGTAGCTTGTAATTTGTTGTGTCTATTTAGTTTCTTTATCTCTTCATTAACTCTAGCCACATCTACAGCATTATTGCTTAAAGCTCTGTTGTACTTAACTGTTAATTTTTCTAATCTACTAGTTTCAGCTGCAGCTTCTTTTAAAGCTCTTCTACCTTCATCAGTCTTAAGATTAACGCCATTGAGAGCTAATTCTAATGCCTTAGCTTTATTGGTTATGCCATCAGACATAGTTGCATACACAGTATGTATCTCTTTGAGCGTTTTTAACAGCTCTTTGAGTTTACCGTCATCTTTGTAAAGCTGGCTATTAGTTACTGGATTACTCATTTTTTATTCATTAACTGTTCTACTCTGCTATAAAACTGAAAAACATTAAGATCGTTCGTATTTACGTTAAATTCCTTATCCACTTTAGTACTTAGGTTCTCAAAACTCTTCTTGTTTTTAACCTCTATTCCCGTAGTCCCAGCATATATTTTAGGTTTAACTATATTCAATAAACCTAGTTCTATTTTTTCTAACATGTCATCTACCTCTTGTCCTGCTACTTTCTTAAGCCTATAGATAACATTGTTTTTTAGTGCGTTCCAGTATCTAGTCTCGTTTGTCCCTTTGGAAAGTTTTGGGAAACATATTTCTAGCTCCTGATAAAGTTTTTTTTTAGCTTCAAGCATAAGATTCGTTATAAAGCTGTGATTAGCTATATCCATCTTATCTAATGTTTGCTTTATACCCTCTTCAGTTAAATCTGTAATTAATTTTCCATCTAGTTTGTGTAATAGGCACACGAAAGAAAATAGCTTAGGATTTATACCTTGAACTATAAAAGTTAAACACTGCTCGTAGTTATTCAACTGCACTAAGGCTTCTTCAGTTTGACCAGCTTGTATAAACTTACGTATCATTGCTGAATGTCTAGTTACAGCTTCTTGATCAGAACCTATACCAGCATCAAGTGCTAGGTTCAAATTGAGTGCTTGAAATCTTCTTATTGGTAGATCATCAATGCTATCGTACATGACTAGCGTATGACCTTTGTGCTTTACTTCTTTCATAGTTCACATGCTTTTTTAAATTCTTTCCAAGGCCTTTTATCTAGTAGTTTCCAAGTACCTAAGACTTTGTGTTTTGGGCATTTTTTGCCTGTTATATCATAATGTCGGACTAAAGGAACATTACCATTAATGCTTTTAAGGTATCGAATTAATTTTACTGTTCTCCTTAAAGTTCCTTTGAAATCACCATCCTCGTTTACACACATTTCAATCCCTATAGTATAGAAATTTGGGGTTAATCTTTTTTCATCCAAAAGGGAATAACCAAATTTAGTGTACCCATATTTTTTCACGTCCTTTTTTAAAATTCGGTGGTTTCTATCTCCACAATGATAGGCCACTTCATTAAGCGGTAAACATTGTATTACTTCTTTTTCATCTACAATAAAGTGCGCACTGGCTTTCCTTTGTGTGCTATTGAAATAGTCCCTGTTTGCTTTTGCATTTGCGCCATTGTTTAGGTTCGCTGTCCAATGTAATACTATAGCCTTTACTTCTCTTATTCTATAGAATTTAGGATTCTTGAGAGCAGGCCGGTTGTGGTTAGTTAAGAGATCTTGCCTAATGTTTTTTTTTCCTCAATTCTCTTTAGTTTCTTTTCTAGTTCAAAGGATTTTTTTTCCTCAATTCTCTTTAGTTTCTTTTCTAGTTCAAAGGATTTTAGGCGTTCCTTTAAAAGAACATCGAGTTTAACAAATCCTAGTCTAAGTAATAACTGTTCTAACATGTCGTGTTTAATTTAATGGTTCCAGATAATTTCAATCCGCCATAAGGGCGCATCAAGTACTTTCTATTAACTTGATCAGCTTCAAAATTTAGATAGACATTTTTGTTATCAACGTAACTAAACTTAATATCCAATGTGCATGTTTTGAAAGCTGCTTTTAATAATACAGTTAAAATATCTTTCTTGACATTCTCTACAGATCTTACAAGGTGATCTACATATACCTTTCTGTAGTCCCACCAAAAAATGATGGAGAACTCAGATTTCATATTACCTATAGTTCCTAATCTAGGATTTATCTCTTGTACATCTTCTAGTAAAAAGAAAACGTGGTTATCAAGATGCTCATCTGGCATCATACTGAGGTATTCTGTTGGCTTCTTAGGGTCCCCGACGTAAACTGCAGGGAAATATATGGTTTTCCCATAGACCTTCCCTAGATCATCCAATTCGGGTATGTATTCAGCTCTTCCATAGTTATTAGTTAACCATGTTAAATCAGTTGAAAGCTTATCACCGATCTCAGCAAAAGCTTTATCGAAATAAACGGCATCTGCTAATATAGGTTTCGCTGGATTATACATTTATAGCTTCTTTGAATTTTGAATTTAGTCTATCTGCTATTTTATCTTTTATTATCTTAAGGTTTTGATCGTTCAAACCTAAAACATCTTCACCGTATTTAGCTAATAGTTTTTCTGTTTTTTCATCTGTGGCGATTAACTCGAATCGCTTACGAGTCACTTCAGTTTTTATAGAACTATGAAAATCACCTGTTTTAAATAAGGTGACGTATGACGGTTGACTTAATTTTCTTTTGGTTTTTAAGTAGCTGTCTGCATATTCAGGTAGTATAGGACCTCCTTTACTCGTCTCTCCTCTAAGCATTTGTTGCCTATTCATTTCAGCTATATCGTCTTTAAGCTCATTCAATACTTCTTCAATGATCTTAGACCTATTGATTATGTATGAACCTAAACCTTTTATCTTATTTAGAAAACTCATATTGTCTTGTATCTAACACCTGATCGACCACAAGGTAAACACACACTATCTATTCCAGTTACATCAAACTGTATGGCTTTAATAGCTAAGTCTAAATCGTGTACTAAACCATAAGGCTTCTTATCAGATTCGCCATATAAGGCTAATTGCATCTTCTGCCAGTTGATATTAGCTTCATTTCTGTTAACTCTACTTTCAGGGTTAGATTGAAGTAGATTTAACATGTCTATACCAACCTGCAGTTGTACAGCTCTAGCAAATAATCCTTTAGTATCAGCAATAAAACTAGTATAGTCACATCTAACGTCGAACTTAAGATTTATTCCGTAGTTGTCATCATGAGAATATACAGTATTCTCTAAGTCACCTAAAGCAGCATTTGAATTAAGTGTCGTTATTCCATGTATGCTAAAGTATCGGTTGCTGTTAAAAGCATGTGTTCCATTACCTCCAAGCGTATGATCCTCAGCTCCATTGATTGAAGAACCAGCTATAACATTGTGATCATACTGTAAGTAGTAAGAATAACCTGAATCTAATTCCCAAGGAGTAGTTATAGTAATCCACTTTTCAGATCCAGCTGTATCGTAGTTAACATTCTCAGTATATATAGGAGCACTAGTCCCAGACCTAAATAGCTTTATATCTAAACTAGGCTGAGCATCTGTAAACAATAAACCTAATTGGGTTATTGTGAATTTAATCCCTGTTCGTCTCTTAGGCACTATCTCATAGCCTACTCGCTTATCTGATGAAGCAGTTAAATTTGTGAGATTGCCTGACAATTCAAATAGTTTCTTTCTGGATAAGAGGTTTTTTGCTGTCTTCTTAACTATCTTCTGGCCTAACCACTTGTGTAGTAGGTTAATAATACTTTGATCTGTCTTTTGAGTTAAGAAGTCATTTATAGTTTCTGTAGCTCCAACTATAGAGGCATAATCAGGAGCTACAGAGGCTATATTAGCATAAGTCAACAGTGGGTGAATGTCTGAATAGTATAATCCTGATGTGCTAGTTAACAGTGCAGCATCTATCTGAACGTCATCAGTACTTAGGCTTTGACGCCATCCTACTAAGTCCGCAAATTCAGTTTTTATAGTTGTTATATTAAACATAGATGTGTTAGTTAAAAAGCGGCAGGAAACTAAGCACTAAAGCTTCCTGCCTTATGGAAAACTATGAAATTTTATACTGTTGCAATATCAAATTTCAAGATACCACTTGGAATAGTAGTTCGATCAGAGTTGTAGGCAATTACAAAAGCCATATCGACTGCGAAGTCAAATACCTCAGCTCCTGTTCTTGTTAAGTGGGTTGCATGAGCACCTAAACCAGATGCATCAACTGCTTCTTCGTAAGTATAAGAACCCATTTCGATTCCTAGTAAAGGAACATTCACTTTATCCCATTCATGACCTGTTTTCAGCTTAGTTCTCATTTCAGAATCTGGCTCAACTCTAGTTAATAGTCCTAAGTGACCATCTGCAATACCAAATCCAGTAGCTTTCGCTGCACCAGCATCAGGAATAGAATTAGAGAAGTGCATAAACTTATCCTGGTAAGGAAGAGTTTTGTTCTCACTATTGAACTTGCTAAATCCAGCCATACGAGATAGAATCGCATTCAAACCTTGGTTACCAACAATATCACCTCCGAAGAAGTCAAAATCGTTAGTATTCATGGAAGGATCCAAATCGTTAAGGATATAACTATCATTAAGAGTTGCAATTCCGGTTTCACTCAATAAACTCGTTGCGAATGTATGACCACCAACAACAGTAGGTAAAACTTGCGTTTTAGCTGCATCGATAGCTGTATAAGCTGCAGCTTCAATCGTTGACCGCATTTTCTTAATCATTGCCAAATACTTCTTGTTCCAATCTAACTGGTAAGACACGTCGTTGTTCTTGTGCTGTGCTCGGTACATTTTGAAACCGTAAGCATACGTGTTCCAAACAACTGTGTAAAGAGCGGATGTGTTTTCATCAGCCACGATCGTCAGAGGACGAGTGGACCGGACGGTAACATCCTTGTAATTGATCACTGGGATCTTTAAATCTCTACCGGGGGACATCGCAGCAGTCTGCTTTAAAGCAGGCGTGATGAAACTAGATGATCCTTTAGTTTGACGTAAAAAAGCATCGTATAGCCCAGCGGTAGTAAGACGTAGCTCGAAATTATCGAACCTAGGAGTCATTCGTCTGAACTCCTGTGATAACGTTGTTACTAAAGACATATAAATTCATTGATAAATTAAAAAAAATATACTTCAACGCCGTGGCTCTAGACGCTTATTATCTCGTTGGTAATTCACTAACATTGTTAGCTGCTCTCGCTTTAGAGAACATATCTTGGTATTTATTACTGCTTGTTTCAATACCTTTAGCACTTAAGGCTTTTCTGATCTGCTCATCAGCCTCTATTTTAGAGGAAGCTGTTATCTTTATATCAGATTCTATCCCTGGAGCTTTAATGACCTTGGTATTAAGTCCTAAACCTTCTCTCACCACATTTTGCTTTGTTACATGCTTTAACTTCTCAGCTAAAAGCTCCTCAGTTGTATAAGGCCTCAAAGCATTGCTCTTATTGGCATGTATATCACCTGTGGTTTTGTTTCTATACACAGCTCCACCATCCTCTCCTAGCTCTAACTTAAATTCATTTTGTATTTCAGCTAAAGCACTCTTAACGTAGCTGTCTCTTACTACTTTAGGAATGGTTTCCTCATCTACAAATTTCAACTTGTTTAAAGCTGTTGCTAGGTGGTTGTTAACTTTAATGCTGTGTAGATTAGCATTAAATTTAGCTTCTGCTTCGCTTAGTTCTGTTCTAAGATCAGTAACAAGCTTTTCAGCATCAGCTAATTTCTGCTTTGCAGCTCCTTCAGGAATCTTACCTTTTAACTCTTCTTTAAGAGTGTCTCTTTCGCTAAGTAATCCTGTTAACTTGTTTTTGATAAAGTCAGAAGATAATGTACCTCCTGGTTTATCTTCACCTAAAACTTCTTTTACTAAACCGTCGTAGGTTGAATGGATCTTTTTGTGCTGAGCTCCAAGTTGAGCAGTGAATATGCTTTCAATCTGCTTTTTCTGATCTTCAGGTAATGTTTTAAGATCTTCTTGTGCGTTTAATAAGTCTAAAATCGTGTTCATAAAAAGGCTCTATTTTATGTTTAGTTAATTAATCAGTTAGTTCCATCCTTTGTCAGGATCCCGCTTTACTCCCTCTACTCCTGCTAATACCTCATTAACCTTATAACCTTGACTAGCTCTATTAGAATAGAATGTAGACCAACTTCTTTTGTCGGTCATATATAATATAGGTTTAGATACCAATTCACCTGTATCAGGATCTCTTTCTCTCTTCTCAATAACCACAGCTACGAAGTCATCAGGTAAATTATCTAAATCTTTCTGCTGTGTTGCATTAGGTGTAAACCTAGACTTGGGTGCTGTTGGCTCCTGCTTCGGAGTCACTACTGGGGTCTTGATTACTTTTTTCATGTAAATAAGTTTTTATAGTTTTCTTAATATCTTTAATTTTAGCTTCAAAAGTTAAATCTTCTCCGTATTCCACTATGCTTATCTGCTCTCTTTCAAACCTGGCTATCAAAGAAGATAAATTAGCTTTTACTTGTAAATCCTCTAAGCTTATTACATCTAATCCTTGAAGCTTTATAGCTTCTTCTAAGGTTACATGGCGTAAAGGATCTAAGTTATTAACTATCAAACTACGCTTTAGAGCATAGTTATTGTTCTTAAATCTTGTACTCGTATACTGATCATGTAAATAATCCAAAGTAGCTACATCCAATTTACTAGCTCGTCTATCTGTGTAGTTCTTTAGTATTGTATCAGCATCATATAAATAAAACTCACTTCCGTATGATATAGATACATTCAATTTTTCATTGAATCGTAATCTAAGCATAGTTTTAGTAACGAAGTTCTCCACTTTTTCAAAACCGATCTTAATTTTAAGTAGTATACTCTTTCTACTTTCAAAAGATCCAACCATTTGAGTCTTATTGACTGCTTCGGTTATAAAATCTATGTCGTTACCTGTAAGTCCTTTAAGTATCTCTGTTTTTCGTCTCTCAACCTCTTCTACATTGTAATTGAGTTGCCCAGTGCCAATTTCCACAATACCTACAGGCTCTCTGAGATTTGTTTTCTCATTCATACCTGATGGGGGCTCAACTTCCAATATACCTCCAGCTCCTGTAATCCGTCTTCTAGCACATTCTGGGCATTCTTTAAGTTTAGAGCCATCTAGCAAGGAAACTCCACTCTCATTTACTAGATACCCACCTCTACATTCTATTCTAGTATACTCATCTCCTCTAGTCGATTCCTGCATGTATTCGCAATCTTCGCTGAATACCCATATAATAGGATAAGGACCGTAAAGGTCAAAAACCTGTTTAGAAACCGTAAAAAGTAAGTATTTATCGTATTGGGTTAGATAAGCAGTTATAGGGCTGCGTCTAATTATAGGTGTTCGTTCGTCGATTAAATCATCAACTAACCAGCAACATGGAGTATAACCTAATCCATGTTCTTTCTCAAAAAGCAGTTTAGTTATTTGAGCATCATCGACTTGAAACAACCGGTAAGATGTATCATCTAATACAGCTATAGTCTCATCGTTAATCCTAAAAACTAACCAGTCGATACAATTTTTGGAAGTTTGAACATGAATCACGCTTCTTATATCTAAGAAGAAATAATAGGGGTTTGGCTGATCATTTTTTTGCTCTTGAGGCAAATCTATAACTACCAAGGAATTGTGACCTGTTCTAAACTTCCTCATGGAGTCTTTTCTCCAATTGTATCTAAACTCGATTTCTTCTAAAAAAGATAAAGCATTCTGCTTAGTCTCTTTGCTATTGAAATCATAGTTGAAGCTTGCATCTTGCCCGTCGAATATCTTTTCGTATATGTCAAACACCTTATCAGATAAGGTACAAGACTCAGAAGGAAATCTGAACATGGACTTATAAAGTCTGAGTTTATCCTCAGGTATTAAAGTCCCTATCCAATTGAAGTAATCATGTAAATAGAAGTTATCTACGCCGTTGTTACCTGCATAGGACTCAGTATGAAACCTTACTCTATCCTCAAGCTGTATCGCTTGACTTAGTTGGTCTTTTACCGGTAACTCGTCTAATGATTTTTGTACTTCTTTTTGCTTGATCGACATTTTCCTTTTTATATATACCGCCATTGTCCTTAATGGCTAATATCCTTTTAGCATGTTCAACTTCAAACTCTTTACCATCAGGGTACATACCATCATGGTAAAGAGTCATTGTTTTTTGATCGCTCATATTAGAATATAGTATTTAACGACGCATCATCTACAGGGCTAAAATCAGTTGGAGTTAACACCGTAAAGTATTTAGACCAACCAGCGATAAACTGCCATTTGACTGCATTGGAGTCATCTTCAGTTTTACCACCAATTTTCTTATCCCCAAAGAATAAAGTTCCAATCGCGATTGGGAAACCTCTGAAAGTCGTTGGTGTGACCGGATCATCGGAGATTCCAGCAATTTGGCCACATTCGTTAACCAAAAATACGCTAATATCATCGCAATTCAGATCCTCAATTTCTTGAATGGTAGATTGCCATAAACCGTAGAACATACCCTCTACGTTTGTAGGCTCTTTACCGACGTTTCTTTGAGTTCCACCCAAAGTTTCGCCATTGCCTCCAAAAGAGATAGCTGCACCTGGTGTGAATGCCAATCCTTCAGTATAAGGTGAGAAAACAGTTTTTGTGGCATCTGCTGCCGCATTGGTAGTTGTCCAGGTGGCCTTTAATTTAGGATCGTCAGTTCCTATAGTCCACGAATTAACTACGGTTCCGTTCAAACGTCTTTGAAAAACAACTCTTTGCACTTCGCCAAAGTTTTGACGCGTTGTTCTAGACGTTAAAGGTGTAAGTGCGGTTCCCGGAGTAGAACAGCATAAAAGAGCAAATAAATTCATTGTTGTTTTTCTTACAAATGTATAAATTAAATTTGAATAATGACATAGAGGTCTTAATTTTTTTTCCTCATTTTGAACCTTCTTGTTGTTAGGAACTCATATCCATACCGCATTGCGTCCATTGCATGGTTATTTGAGTCTACTGGTATAGATGCTTTTTTATTGTTCCATACATATAGTCTAAGCTCTCTTTTCACATTGTAGCTTCTTTTCGTTACAACAATCAAGTAATCTTGCATCTCTCTTATGCCTTCTGTTACTTTACGTTTAGAGACCTTTTTCATGTTAAACCCTTCTTTCTTCAGATTCGCAGATAGCCTAGGTTCGTTAGTATCAGTTAATATAAGGTCTCTCCTCCTCTTCACTAAAGCTCTATATTTCCTTATTATATCCTCGTTTGATAGCTTAACATCGTATACCAATTCATCTATATATATGATACTCTTCTTCTTATCTACCGCTATTTTCACTAATGTCAACGGATCTGGAAAATAGCCTAAATCCTGTACATATACATAAGGCAATGCTGACGGAAAGAAGCCATCTTGCCAATTTTCGAACACTACTCCCTCTGATCTTTCAAGCCATCCACCTATGATCTTATGTTTATACTTATTAGGTTTATTGATCTTGGTCTTTTCTAAATCCGCTAAGAACGACTCACTAAGATTTTGTTCATTATCCTTATAGGTTACGTGTATATGGAGTACATCCGGATGAGTTGACATCGGTATGTCAAAACCTTCTATCTGATCATACCTATGAGACATCTCAAAATACTCCTTCCAAATCCAATGGTCTATAGTAGTAGGATTCAATACCAGTATTATTCTATTCTTAGCAGCCTTAGATCTAATAGACAGATTCAGCTTATCATACACGTCCTGATCTACAAGCTCCTCAGCCTCATCTAATATCCAGGTGGTTATCCCCTGTATAGACTTCAAATTGGCTGTCTGCGTACTGGACCCAGCTCTTAACCCTCTAAAGATAATGTCACACCCTGTAACCCTGTTAACTATTTGATTCTGCCTAACAGCAAAATGCTCCTGAACACCCAACAATGCTATTTTCTCCTCGAACTCAGGTATAACTGAAATCTTAGCTGACGTCATGGTATATCTGGTGAACAATATCCTATGTCCCACTTCGTATGTAAGCAGGTTAGCAATAGTAGCTATAGAAAAGGACTTTGACGACCCTCTTCCGCCAGTAACGATTATTATCCTCTTGTCTGTTGTTAATATCTCTTTAAACTTCGGATTCAATTCAATCATGATTCTGGATCGGTTTTAGGCGTGATGTCGATGACAATAGGGTTTGAGGGTTGTTGGTTTGTGTCGGTGGGTTGTATGTTAATATTGTTAGTGGTCCAGGATATAGCTGGAATATTAGGTTTATTACCTAGCTCGCCGACGTCTTCTTTATTATGTATAAGCCTTTTACGCTCATCGTCATTGGCTAATAACCGGTAAAGAGCTAGATTAAGTATAGCATTCTTAGACTTGGCCCAATTCTTTCTAAGCTGCGCTTTAATCGAGATCTTATTATACTGTATAGCCTCTATGATGTCTTTGTCTTCGTGTAGTTTGTGATGATAGAACGTAGTCCTAACACACGGTAAGTACAAAGGGAGTTCAGATATGAAAACTATCTCTTCTTCCTTTATAGCCTCTAAGGCTAATCTTTTTAGTCTTTCTAAGTTATATGCCATGATAAAGTTTATTAATCCCCTAGGCTGTGCTGTGGGGCAGTTATTAGATAACAATATGTCTACATCAGCTATTCTCCAGATAGCAGAGTTACCTAGGAGAGGCTCTGTGGTCGCATGGGGGCCCCTCCTTTCAGTATTTATTGAACGTTCAATAAGGATTGAA